TGTCTTAATTCTATCGAGGCCGTTGACAGATGGGCAACCGAGCGTACTACAACGAAATAGATCCTTACGCAGCGGAATGGCTGCGTAACCTGATAAAAGCCAAACATATCCCTGACGGCGATGTAGATGAAAGATCAATAGTCGATGTTCAGCCAATGGATATTGCAGACTATACCCAATGTCACTTCTTCGCCGGCATCGCCGGGTGGAGCCTCGCCATGCGCCTCGCGGGGTGGCCAGACGACAGACCCGTCTGGACAGGCTCCTGCCCGTGTCAGCCGTTCAGTGTCGCGGGTAAGGGAAGAGGCGCCGCCGACGAGCGGCATTTATGGCCCGACTTCTTTCGCCTCATCCGTGCCTGCAGGCCCGCTGTCGTCATGGGAGAGCAGGTTGCGGGAGCGGCTGGCTACAATTGGTTCGACGGAGTCAGATCTGATCTGGAAGGAGAAGGTTACGGCGCAAGGGCGGTTGATATCCCGGCTTGCTCCGCGAACGCGCCGCACATCCGGCAGCGACTGTATTGGGTCGCGCAAAACATGGGTGTGCGGCAACAAGCCATGGGGGTGGCCTACGCCAACAGCGCACAAGACGACGAAGAACAGCAAGAACCCGCAGCGTATGAAGGAGGGCGGGGTGCAGACGGCATTGGCGGATGCGGCCTGGATCGCGACGTGGCCGACGCCGACGGCGAATTGCACGACAGGCGCAGGGACATCAGGCAGAGACGGCGGGATGAATATTCAGACGGCGGCAGCGACATGGCCGACGCCGACGACCAGGGACGGGAAGGACGGGAGCTACTGTCCGAACGTCCCGGAGAATGCTCTGCTTGGACGAGTGGCGTGGAGTGGCGACGGGGAGCCGATGGAAAAACGAGGCGCGTTAAATCCGGAGTTTGTTTGTTGGTTGATGGGGTTCCCAATCGCGTGGGACGACTGCGCGCCTACGGCAACGCGATTGTCCCGCCGCTCGCGGCAGAAGTCATAAAGGCGTTTATGGATGCTTAGGCCTTACCAGCATGAAGCCGCCGACTTCCTCTTCTCCCGTGACAGAGCCATGATCCTTGCGCCGGTCGGTGCAGGAAAAACAGCAATCACGCTCACGGCCATGTCGGACATGTCGGCGCGCGGCCACTGTGATCGCTGGCTTGTGCTTGCGCCGAAGCGCGTGTGTCTGTCGGTCTGGCCGGTCGAGGTCAAGAAGTGGGCTGAGCATATGAAGCTGGCGGTTGCAGTCGGCACGCCGGCACAACGCAAGGCTGCGTTCGAATCAGACGCCGATATCGTCGTCACCAACTATGACAACATCCCATCCATAGATCCGAAGAACTTCGACGGTATTGTTTTCGACGAGCTGACACGGCTGAAAAATCCGTCCGGCAAACGGTTCAAATACCTGTTAAAGATCCTCGATCAGTTCCAGATCCGCTGGGGATTAACCGGATCTTTCACGTCGAACGGTCTTGAGGATGTGTTCGGCCAGTGCAAGGTCGTCGATCAGTCGCTGCTCGGGCGCAGCAAGGGCGCGTTCCTGCAACAGTATTTCTACTGCATCAACCGCGAGTATGGCCAGTGGGAGCCGCTGCCGGGCGCGCTGCCGAAGGTTATGGAAGCTATCAAACCGGCAACCTACGTGCTGGAGCCGGGCGAATATAAGGACAAGCTACCGCCGCTTCATGTCGTCGAGATGCGCTGCGATATGGATATGGAGCCATACAACACGATGAAACGCGAGTTCGTTCTGGAGTTGGGCCAGACGATCACAGCCCCGACAGCGGCCGTTGTAACGCAAAAACTACAGCAACTCGCAGGCGGGTTTGTCTATGGCGAAGCCGGCGCAGAATGGCTGTCAGACCACAAGTTCGACATGCTCGACGACATCCTCGAAGAGAACCAGCACGACAACACCATCGTCGTCTACAATTACAAGGAAGAGCTAGCCGAACTGAAGCGCCGGTTCAATGTAGCTACAATAGACGAACCGAACGCCATCGACCGGTGGAATGAAGGCAAGATTCAGCTTCTGGCAATCCATCCCAAAAGCGCCGGACACGGACTGAATCTTCAGCTTGGGGGTAACAAGATCATCTTCCTGTCGCTGCCATGGTCGCTGGAGCTTTACGAGCAGACCATCGGCCGATTGCACCGCAGCGGCCAGACGCGCGACGTATGGTGTTACGTCATAATCTGTAACAAAACTATTGACGAGCGCATATTTGCCGCGCTACATGACAAACGAACATTGGCTGAGATCGCCTTGGAGGAACTGAAGTGAATTGGCCGGAACTCCAGAACGTGCTGACCAGCCTGACGGAACGGGAGGTATTAGACCTCTTGGAGGACGAGCGCCGTAACGCTCGGCGGTCCACCTTCATTATACGTCTGCACCAGCGTTTTACGACGCTGCGGATGTTGCGTGAACGGGCCGAATTGATGAGGGAAATAGATGACACCGCACGAACTTCTGAAACTGGCCGGGGACGTAATCGCCGAGCGCGGCGCTAACTACGGCGGTATTGAAGACAACTTTCAGTTGATCTCCGACCTTGCCAGCCTGCGCCTTGGCCGGGACTTCCATCCTTATGAAATCGCTATCATTCTGGCGTGCGTCAAGAACGCCCGCGCGTTTGCGTCGCCTGCCCATCTCGACAGCCACGTCGACGCGATGAACTATGAGATGTTTGCCGCGACGTTTGCGGAGGACTACATCGCGTCCAAGCAGGGCGTCGAGACTATCGAGTATCAGAAGAAGGCTGACCGGAAGGTAGCGCGGGCGTCAAAGCCGGCACGCGGCGCGAAACTTCCCGTAATCAGTGACAAACTGAGCGAGCTGACTTCCTTTCGGGAGTCGTCGGAGTTCGCGCGCGGCTGACGCCTGCTGTTCGGCGGAATAGTTTACGAGCGGAGGGCAACCCCCGCTCGTCGTCTGACAGGCCGCGCTAGAAACGGCCAGCATCAAGATCATCAATCGTTTCATCGACTGTCTTGGGTTTGGCGACTTCGGCCTGTCGCTTTCAATCAGTGGGACGGGAGCCGCCTGTGACGTTCCAGTCCTTGGCGGCGATCAGGCCCAGCGCGATCAGGGCGTCCTGAAGTTCGCCCCAGTTGACGGTCTTGGTCGTCCAGGCGTCCCAGAGCGTGCGCAGCAGCAAGAGAACGCCGGGAATCGTGGTCATCCAGTTAGTCAACATTTTTACACCTCATGTAGCCGGGATGGACTTCTTTACATACGACGGGCTTGACCGGCCGTCCGTTATTGGTAAACCCCGCGCCCTCGACCGAGCAGCCTGCCAGTAACGCTATCGCCCAGAGCGACAGCGAGAACACGGCGGACCAGACCAGAAAGCGCAGCGTTTCCTGTATCATGTTTACACTTGTATCGCGGAGAGAACCTTGCTAGAAGGTTCCCTATGTGGCAGACAATAGACATATTCCCTGATTACGAAGCGTCCAAAGATGGGCGCGTACGCTCCAAAAACCGCGAACGGCAATTTGGAAAACAAATTCGAACGGTGCCGTCGCAAGAAATACGGCCGTTTAACCATAGTGCCGGTTATCTCTGTGTAAAATTGGCTAAGGACAGAAAGAAAACAAATAAATACGTTCACCGGCTTATAGCGCGGGTTTTCATTCCAAACCCTAATGGTTTGCCGGAAGTAAACCACAAAGACGGCGATAGAAAAAACAATCATGTTGACAACCTTGAGTGGATTAACAGAAGGGAAAATTTAGCGCACGCGCGGTATGTTTTGAAACGCGGTACGGGAACCAGATCAGATAAAAGAGAACGGTTTACGCGAGTAACCGCTGAGACAGTTCGGCAAATAAGGACGTCAGACAAAACAGCCAAAGAACTCTCCCTTATCCATGGATGTTCCGTAAACTGCGTTCGCAGAATACGGAACAATGTGACGTGGAAAAATCAATCGTGAATTTCCACGTGGGGGCCATCCACGATTGATTTCCAATAGACGCCATACACAATTCGACCCGTGAGCCCCAGCGCCTTGGCCGCTGGCTTGAAGGCTTTCTCGACGATTGTTTTGTAGTCGGGCAGGTTCCATGACACCTTGCCACTTGGCATGGCGACAAAGTCGATGGCCTTGCCGCGCAGATGATAGCTGTTCATGGTGCGGCTCTTGCCGGTCTTGACCAGATAGCGCTGCCGTTCCTTGGTCCGCATACCTTCGGTGATCTCAAACGGGATCGGAGAGATCTCGCGGGCTTTCTTGGCCAGAGCGATCAGGTTCGGATCCACGCCGCGCATACGGGCGATGGATGTCGCGTTGAGTTTTGTCATCGGTCGACCTTTCTGGCCAGCATATCGCGGATCGTGTCCAGCTTGGCGAATACCTGGCTGAGCGTGTTGTT